GTGACAGATCCATCTGGGCCTGATTGTTTTGTAAATGGCATAATGGAAAACACGGAATATTATTATGATATTGCCGCTGGAACTTGGCGTCAACACGCTGTTCAACAGGTTGTTGAGGAGATAGTTCAAGAAGTGAAAAGGGAATATAAGAAAACTGTTAGAGTAATTGACGAATCACACGCGGCAAAGCTCTTTGAGAAATTCCTTACTTCTCTGAAAAATTAAAAATTATAAATATGGATTATAATATAACACGAATCCAATTAAGAGGAGAGTAAATATGTCAGAATTAGAAGAAAAATTCGTTGCTGACGACGGCGTTTCCGAGGTTCCAGAACCAACGGTAGCGGCAGGCGGCGAAATTAAAAAGAAAAAAGCTGATGTTAAAAAGAAAGTAGATCCTAAAGCGGATACTGTAGAAACGCCACCTATGTCAGAAGAAGCTGACGACGTTGATGCAGAAGAAGTCGTAGAAACTACAGATGTTGTAGAAGAAGTTGTATCTGTTGAAGAGTCTATTGCTTCAATGTTTGAAGGTACAGATCTTTCTGAAGAATTCAAATCTAAAGTATCATTAGTTTTTGAAACAGCTGTCAGAGAAGCAACAAACACAAAAGTAAACGAAGCTGTTACAGCTCTTGAAGAAGAGTTTGATAACAAGCTAGTTGAAACTGTTAATGAAGCTATAGAAGAAATTACCGAAAACCTAGACTCGTATCTCGACTATGTTGTTGAACAGTGGATGGAAGAAAATAAAGTGGCTGTAGAGTCTGGCATTAAAGTAGAAATGGCAGAATCATTAATGGACGGCCTAAGAGATATTTTCTCCAGTCACAACATCGATATTGATGAAGAAACGGTTGATGTGGTTGCTGGGTTAGAAGAACAAGTTGATGAACTTCAAAAACAAACAAACGAAACCATCAACGAAAATATTTCCCTTGCAAAGGAAATAGCCAGTCTCAAAGCTGAAAAAGTTTTTGATGATATTTCAGAAGGACTTACTGTCTCTCAGAAAGAAAGATTAAAATCTTTGTCAGAAAAGCTTGATTATGACGACATTCAAGCATATGAGACAGACCTTGGTACCCTTAAGGAATCGTTCTTTAAAACTAAAAAGGCACAGGTAATAAGCGAAGAAACAGAAGACGAAGTTCTTACTGAAGAAACTGAAACGAAAAAACCAGTTTCTCAATATTCTTCGGTTTCTGCAATCGTTGAAGCCATCAATAGTAAACAAAAGTGAAAATAAACAAATTATAAATACCACTATAGTTAAAACAAACAGGGATAGGAGTGACAAAAATGAGTCAATCTAGCAGAACATTAGTTGAAAAGTGGGGACCTCTTCTTGAGCACTCATCTTTCGCAGCAATCAAAGACGAGCACAGAAAAGCAGTAACTGCTACTCTTCTCGAAAACACAGAAAAGGCACTTGTAGAAAGTGGTGATCAGTCAATTAATATGACTTCGCTTTTACAAGAAGCTCCAACAAACGCAGCTGGAACTGGCGGATTTGGTTCCGGTGCTGCAACTCCAACAGCAGGTTATGACCCAGTTCTAATCAGCTTGGTTCGCCGTTCTATGCCAAACTTGATGGCATATGACATTGCTGGTGTACAGCCAATGACAGGTCCAACAGGTCTTATCTTTGCAATGCGTTCTAACTTGAATGCAATGTCAGGTAACACTGCACAGGAAGCTTTCTATAACGAAGCTGACACAGATTTCTCAGGTACTGGTACACACGGTCCTGCTGCAACTGGTGCAGGCGCAACAGCACCAGCTGGTACAGGTCTTGCAACTGGCGATGCTGAAGCTCTTGGCGACGGTAACGGAACAAACTTCGCAGAAATGGCACTTGCTATTGAAAAAGTAACTGTTGCTGCGAAAAGCAGAGCGTTGAAAGCAGAATACACAACTGAGCTTGCTCAGGATCTTCGCGCTGTTCACGGTCTCGATGCAGAAACAGAACTCGCAAACATTCTTCAGTCTGAAATCCTTGCGGAAATCAACCGTGAAGTTGTTCGTACAATCTATAACACTGCTGTAACAGGTGCTGCGGCAACTGCATCAGCCGGTGTATTCGATCTTGATGTTGATGCAAACGGCCGGTGGTCAGTTGAAAAATTCAAAGGATTGATGTTCCAAGTTGAAATCGAAGCCAACGCGATTGCAAAAGCAACTCGTCGCGGTAAAGGTAACATCGTTATCTGTTCTTCCGATGTTGCATCGGCACTTCAGATGTCTGGTGTTCTTGATTATACTCCAGCTCTTAACAGCAACGCGCTTAACGTTGATGATACAGGCAATACATTCGCAGGTATCTTGAACGGTCGTTATAGAGTATATATCGATCCATATGCAGGTAGCAACTATATGGTTGTAGGTTATAAAGGTTCTTCTGCATTCGACGCAGGTCTCTTCTATTGCCCATATGTACCATTGCAAATGTACCGTGCAGTTGGTGAAAACAGCTTCCAGCCAAAAATCGGGTTCAAAACTCGTTACGGCATGGTTGCTAACCCATTTGCACATGGCGGATCACGTAGCGAAGGTGCTCTTACAGATAATAGCAACGTTTACTACCGCAGAGTTCGCGTAAGCAACTTGTTCTAATAAAAAAAGAAGAGGGGATAAAACCCCTCCTCACACGCTCTTTAATGAGTATTTGGGAGATCTTCGGATCTCCCTTTTTTTATTTGTAACTTTATTCTTAACCGCTGTTAGTAATTATATCAGCCCTAGTTTGACCTCTATTTAAAAAATACGGATCTAAATTTAGTTTTTCTGCAAGGTCGACTGCTTGCTTTTTAGTAACACAGGTTGTTATAGCTTTGCCACCTAAAATTATTTGCCATATTTTCTCGCCACGAGTAGAACTACGTTTTGTTTCTAATACAGTAAAATCGTTTGTTTTTTTGTGATCCATTGTTTTTTCTTTCTTGTTTCTTAAAGATTAAATCTGTTTCCAGGCCTATAAAAGTTTTTTTGATTGTGAATGCGGCCTAACAGCTCATTTATTTCTCTTAACTTGGCTTCAATCGATTGAACACGGTGCGTTTCCTTTTCCTTAAGAATGTTTAAATTGCGCATTTGAACCCTTAAAGACTTTTCAATTAGTTCAATATCTTTTACAGATAAATTAAATTGCGTATTTGGTTTCATTTTAATATATTTACAATCTTATTCATTCTTTATGTTTCTTTATTTTCAATTCTGTTTGAAATTGGCGCCATCACGGCTTCTGCAAACCCCATGAATTCTTCATTACGAGCAGCTTCTTCCATAATACTTGACGCATGAAAAATGCGCGCTAATTTATTAAAGTCTTTCTTTGGGACATTTACATTTTCAAGAATAGCTTCAGCAATTTCTTTTTGTAGATCCTTTTCTGCAGAAATTCGAGTCATTGAGTCTGACATTTCTCGCAAAGCATTTTGAATAACTTTTCGATCATGATCTGTAATTGTTGAAGGGAGTGCCTGCGGTGTTTGTATATTCATAATGTTCCTTCTTCTCTCATTTGTTTTCTTATTTTAGTTGCGCTTATATTATGTATTTTATCACCAAGATCGTGTTCTGTCAAGGTATATCCTACGCCACGTCCATAACTGATGTCTACAATATTTGGTACTTGCATTATAACATATTCTGTGCCTCTTGTAAATCCTGCTGAATGTAAAGCGTCTTCAATACCGTCTACTACATAATCATAACTAAAAGGATTATCGTCCTGTGCAACTGTTCGCCCAGCACCAGCATCCTGCCCAACAATGAAACTTACGTTACGAACCATAATACATACTTGCCCAGTTTCTGCATATGCTCGTTTGAATAATTCAGTATGACCGTCATGCCACGGCTGCCACCTCCCAAGTAGCATAGTAGTTGGTTTTTGTAAATCAAACATTATTTTCTTTCCATTGCTGATATCTTTTTACAGCAAGCATTAGTGTATTATGGGTATCTGTAAACCATTCCTTAACATGGTAATCTACTTGATTAGGCTTTTCAAAAATACCGTTGGTATCTTTAAATTTACTTTCTTTAATAGTATCCATCCATACTGTAAAATCAGGTTCAAAAGCGGCGCGCGCGGCTTCTGTGGGGCATACGAAATCCGTAACCGCAATCTTATTAGCCATCACAACACCATCAGATAAGTGTTTCATGCGAACTGCTTGGCGTATTCTTCCAGATAAACTAAAGTCCCAATCGTTATAATGTGAGCGAATATCATCTGCATTAATATGCACACCGCCTATCAGTTCTGCAAATGGTTTTGCTAATGTAGATTTACCACTTCCAGGAAGCCCAAAAATTAGTATTTTCATTAATTAACCCTTATATTCCTTTAAAACACCAAGAACGTTTGTAATTAAAAATATTGTTGCATGCGCAAACATAATACCAGACATAACTTCATATCCTAAAATATATGTCTGATAAGAAGATGTTAAATATAACAAAGCTACTAATATGGAAATGCTATGATTGAGATCTGCATCTTTATTTCCAATATTTTTTTCAATAAATCCGGAAAATAAACTTGCCGCCGCAACAGATTGCATAAATGCCATATAACACATCAGTGCCATAACTGGATACATTGCCCAGATTACACCTTGTGATGAAGCAAATAAAGCAGCTGCTTGTACCAGCGCGTTTATGGTAGCGGAATATGGGTTACTTGAAAACAACGAACCACCTTTTTTGTTTATTATGTGTTTAATACAGTTTTTAATGCTGTTACTAATTCCATCATCATAACATCTGTATGATAAGGAGTTGGCGCAATTCTCAATCTTTCGGTACCAGCTTCAACTGTAGGACTGTTAATTGCTTGGATGTATATACCATATTCGTTAAGAAGTCTATCACTTGCTTCTTTTGCCTTAAATGCGTCATTTACCATAATTGGAATAATATGAGTGCATGCGTTTGGATGAATTGGTATATTACGCGCTAATAGCATACGCTTTAGTTTTTTTGTTTTTGATTGGTGCTCATCTCTAAGCGATTGATGATCTTTTACGTAATTTATGGAGGCGAGAGCCCCAGCACATAGTACAGGTGACATGCTTGTAGTGAATATAAATCCACTTGCCACCGATCTAATAGCATCAATAATTTCTTTATTCGCGGCAATGTATCCTCCTTGAACTCCGAATGCTTTTCCAAGAGTTCCGTTAATAATGTCAATATCATCTGCCCACAAATTGAGCTCTTCGCACAATCCACCGCCGTGTTCGCCGTATAGTCCTACAGCATGTACTTCATCAATATATGTTAATGCATTGTATTTTTTTGCCAAAGCAACGATATCTTTTATTGGAGATACATCACCGTCCATACTATAGACAGATTCAAAAACAATTATAGGATTTAATTTTTCTTTTTTTGTAAGTTTTAGCTGTGTTTCTAAATCTTCCATGTTGTTATGCTGAAAGATTTTCTTTTCGGATTTTGCGTGTTTAATACCCATGATTAAAGACGCGTGGTTTTTATTATCTGAAATAAAACAAACGTTCGGTATGATACGCGATAAAGCTATTAACGACCATTCGTTTGCGACGTATGCACTCGTAAATAATAATGCCCCGTCTCTATCGTGTAAAGAAGCCAAATCACGCTCAAGGGTTACGTGATAGTGAGACGTCCCTCCAATATTTCGTGTACCACCAGAACCAGCGCCGGTTTGATCTAATGCTGTATGCATAGAATCAATAACGTGCTTATTTTGACCCATACCTAAATAGTCATTGGAACACCAATTAATTATATTTTTAGGAGCATATTTACCATACCATACTGAACGTGGGAATTTGCCTCTTTCTCTTAATATATCGTTAAAAACTCTATAACGACCATCATCTTTAAAGTCTTTAATTGTGTTTTTAAAATATTCAGAATAATTCATAGTTATGCTTCCACCAACAAATATTAAATAGCTATTATATATTGTATTTATTTAGTATTTATTCAATGGATCTATAAGAATAAGTAGGAGTCCAAACCAGACTCCCCAAAAGATTATTTTTTTAATTTTCATTATACTGTCTCCGCCATTTCTATAGCAAGGCTAAGTGCGTCAACTTTACGTTTTGCATTTCCACCGAACCAAGCAGACGCCATTCGTGTATCTGCTGAACGACCTAGCTTGTGGTCTGTCATATAAGTAACCGCGTTATACGCATTCCACCAAGTACCTGGTGCAAAATGATCGCCTGGCTGATTTTCAACGATATCCATTGCTTCTTTTGCGTTGCGTGCAAGCTCTTCTTTTTCTTTTGTTGATTTGCCAAAAACAACTCCAAAGAACTGAGTAAGTTGATTATCGGTATAACGTTTTGAGCCAAGGAACTCCGCAGCTTCTTTAAACTTTTCAACTTTGTTATGACCAAGGCCAAGAATTTCTTTGACACTATCAGGATTAAATACTGAACGATGATTAACGCGAACAGATGGCTGACCAACTTCGTTTAACGCAACAGACAAGGTGTTATTGCAAACAACACGTTCCATTACGAATTTAATATCAATGGACTTTCCATACATATGGGGGTTTGAAAATAAAAGATAACCTTTTACTTCGTCTCCTCCAAACAGAGAAAAGCCATCTTTTACGTCAGCCAAAGCCCAAACCAACCGGCCGTCTTTTAAAGAACCAGCCGTATCCATTTGCATGTCTCCTGCGGAAACAAAATCATTAAAAAATTCAAATGCGTCAGCGTTTTGTACCGGGTTCCAGCCAG